CAAAATGGTGTTTTATTTATGGGTAAATAAGCTATAGGGAAATAAGTATGGCTACCAAATCAGAAATTGAATCAAAATTAGCAGAAAATGAATCGCAGCGAAATGCTCTTGCTGCCAAACTCGGCCCAGCTCAAGATGCTGCCCAACTTGCTTATGACTCGTGGCAAAACGCCCTACGATTGCGAGGACAAAATGTTAGCGAATCTTTTACAGCATCGTATAACGGTCGGACATTTAGCGGCCCATCGGCAGTTGAAGACTATATATC